TTCTATCAATAATCCCATTGCCTCATCAACACGTTCTGGTAACAACTGTTTTATTTGATTAAATAATGCAAAATCAAATTGACTAAAAATACGTATATATGCATTTATATCATTACGGTCTGTATATTTTTTCCAATATTCTTTTGAAAATGATGATAAATCCGGATAATGTATTTCAAATTCATCATCTGGATCTCCAATATAATCATCTAATTCAATATCACCAATATGATTAAATATTTCTTTATTAATCTGGTCAGCCATTGAATAAAATAATCCTAAACGATTTGTATCAACAGGCGCTCTATCAAACCTAGATCGCTCTGCAGATGCAGCTGGTGATAATCTACCTACCAATTCATTTGATTCTAACCGTATTTTTTGCGATCGTGGTAAATTACTACCTATAGAAACTCCTTGTACATAATATGTTTCTTCTACTGGAACAAAATTTCCACGCGTTGCATTTGTAGGAGTTTCAAATCCAGAAGCAGTTGCAAATGAATTATTATTATCAGTAAATGGAGGTGAAAAATCTTTAATTGTCTGATTTGGATGACTAGATGTAAATTGAAAATTACTTGGCGCGCCAGAACAATCAACAGTATTTAAATCGGTACCTAAAGGATAATGTCGTATCAATGTATCATATGATGATGTAGGAGAAAGGCTAGATACATATGATGTAGGATTCAATGTATGAATATCAAATGTAGATTGATCAATTTCTTCAAGCCAACCACGATATTCTTGCATAGACCCAGAAAACGATCCGGATATAAAATGTCCTGAAATACCTTGTGTATTTGTTATAGGATTTCCACCTAATATACTAGCACTTAAATTAGGTGCTGCAAACGATGCAGATAATGCAGCTTTTACTGCATATATATCAGAACCTTCAATTCCACCTCCTAACCGTAATATATGCTGAGTTGGATAATCATCTTTTGAACCCCAAAAAGTATAATGATTATTATTAGTCGGTGTTAATTGTAAACTAGTTTTATGTACAATTTTTCCAGTTATATAATCAGATGCTTGTTGACATCGTAACGTATATGTAGTATTTGAATTAGAAGCAGTATTTAAAGTATTAACACCAATACTTAAATTCCAAAAGTTACCATCAAATAATGGAATATATTCTGTCATCGAAGCAGATGCTTTATTAGTGCCTCCTGCAATAGCAAAATGTAAACGACCATAATTATCACTACCAGAATATGATGCAGTATGTTGTAATGCAATGGCCCATGATACTTTACTATCATCATCACGACTCATCATAATACCCATATGATCTTTTATACTAGGTCGAAAACGTACTTCATGAGTTAAAACAGGAATTTCCCCTCTATCAATTCCCCATGATCCAATGCTACTTGATATCCAATTATTTGGTATTTTAAGATGAGCTTGATCATCAAATTGTAACGCATATGAAAATCTATCTTCTATTAATAACGGTACATCACCAGAAACTTTTGGCCCTCCATACTCACGAATAGAAAGTAAAGTTTGCGGAATACCATATGTGTTCATCAATGCTTTAATAGATCTAGCAGTACCTTTTGTTTTAAGTAAATAAGGTAAATTATTAACTATACGCTGCCATACTTCCGATGTTATTTGTTCATCCGATTTAGAAAACATCGATCCGGTTGATTTAAATTCACCAGATCCAGAATCTACTCCTAACTTATATTGCCATAATGCAGATGCTTGATTTCCTTCAGTTAATGACCAACCTAATGATTTTGCTATTTCAAATAATGTAGTTTTACTTTGGCCCAATTTAGGATGTTCTTGCGGATGATATATTTTTGATAAATTATCTATATATGAATAAATTATATCATAATGATGGCCTATCATATTAATAAACAATTCGTATTGTGAATTATCTTTATCTAATCTAATATGTTCTGGAATAGTTTTAACCAATGATGACTCATTTTCACTATCATAATATGACGCAGTTGCGTATACATTGTTATACCATGTCGTTGAAATAGATGATGTTGTTGGATGTAAAACAAAATTACCATTTGATATGTATTTCGGCCATGGCTGTATACGATATGGCTGTGCTCCAATTCTACCACCTTCTATTTCATATTCATTAACTGTATATACGGATTGATCTGTAAATAAACTACTAGTGTTTTCATTATACAACCAACGTTCAAATCCATCAAACGATCCAATAATATTATCTTTTTTACGTGTATTAATAATTATATTATTTTGTAATGCTGTATCATCTGAACCAGAAGTATTACCTAATAATGATAATCTAGAATTATAATATTCAATTAATTCTAATTTATATTTAAAATTTGCAATACGTTCTTTAGCAGAAGAAAATTGAATAAAGTTATTAAATCCAGAATAATCAATATTTAATTTAGTTCCGGCCAATGAACCAGAAAATATTGTATCTATAATATTTTGAGAAGTAGATGTATTTGCATCTAACAATGCATTCCATGATTTAAAATCAGTTTCTGTTACTGTACCATATGTAGTTTCAATATCAAAATTAGGTCCTTGTAATTCTGTTACATTATTAAATAATCTATCTGCATTTAACGTATTAATACCTGCATTTAATGTGATATTATCTTCGAATGAATCTACTAATTCATCAACTATCCATGCAGTCGATTCTTCTTCAATATCATTTGGTAATGGATCTAATAAACGTATTATTAAATCATCTTCAAAAATTGATTGATTAATAATTTTAAAAAGTTGATTTTGTCCAAAATTTAACACAGGCTGTTGTAATGCGGTATTAACAAACTCTTCTAACATTCCAATATGATCTTCTGGATTATCTACTTCAACGTGTTCAAATCTTAACTCACGCCTATCTGGCGAAATTTCTTTAAGATATATCATTGGAAAATCTGCAGATCCTAACACTGGATTGTTTATATTTATTATAACGTTAAATTCTCCGCGACGAATATTATATGATTCTAAAATATCCGGATGATTGATAAGAATTTTATCAATATCGAATTCATATCCTTCAGATATTACGCCTCCAATGATATATTGAGGATTTTCTCCCGGTGTAAAATAATGTACTTCGCAAGTGCCATCTTTAATTAATCTTTTTTCTATATTAGTTATGATATTTCTTGCCATGGCCTATACTCGTTATAATACAACACAGAACCAGCTGGTTCATATGGTTGCATATATTCTAAATCAAATACATTGTTATTTGTTTCGTTAATATATCGTTGATACCGACTTTGCTGTACATAATCGCTATTAGCTTGGCCATTTTCTCTTCCTTGCCAACTGTATCTTGGAAAATCAGTAAAAATTGGCGAATTGCTATCACGTACATCTTGAAGATTATATATAACGCCTTCATCAATCATTACATTTAAAACTGAATCATCATCTCCCGGATCGGCATTAGCGTTATAATCTAATTGTAGATTATTTATGTAATTATAATATTCTAATGTTTTTATTTCCGGATATACACCAAATGATGCTTCATATGATACCGCACGCCATTCACCATAAATCATCATACTTAATGATCGTATAGCATTTGAATAACGTCTTGCTCGAACTACCATATTACCTTCGAATTGTTCGCGAATTTTTTCTTGCCATACCTGTTTTTGATATACCTGTTCATCATAATCATTACCATCTATATAATCTCCAGGGTCTCGTACAAATGGCGCCGCCGGTGTATATCCGCTTTCATATCGAATAATATTAGTATATTCATCTGATCGATCATTTATAATATTTAATTCATCATATATAAAATTATCTATATTTGTCTGCACACGTATAAAATCGTAAGTTAATCCACGTTCGGTTAACATAATTTCTAATGTTTGGTAATTAGGAATTAATATTATTTCTGTAGATGCATCCTGAAATGCAACTTGTATTTCACCGTTTATAAATACGTCATGATAATCACCGGATAATTCTACATTTGAAATAAATTCTGTTTCAATAATTTCTTCTTCAATTTCTTCAGATACTATTTCATCATCAGTTTCGATAAAAAAATCAAACTCATCATCTACATTACCAGTAATACGAGTTTGTTTTAATTTATATTCACGATATTTTGAACGATTAATCATTAGTTAACAACCTTAAAATAAAAATCATCAAATGTTTGCACATCATCACCACCATCTCTTTCAATTTTTAATTGTATTTTATAATATCGTTCTGGCATAAATGAATCCATTCTTAATTTAAAGAAATTACCATTTGAATCACAGTCAATTTGAGTTCCTACTGTATCATAAGCAATAACTATTTCATTTGTAACAGAATCTATAATACTATAATATGAAGAAGTTGGTAATCGTTCACCGGTTAAATAAAACGATGATGTGGCATATACACGCGTCGGAAATTCTGGCCTTACTCCTATTCTAAATTTTGCGATCTCTGATGTTCTATATTCTGATTTAATATTTTTAAAATATGGTATATATGTATCGGATGAAATTTCTACAGATCCAGTATCATTAAAAGATGTATTATCCCATACTACCTCTAACCTAGGTATAAATATTGTATGAGATTCTCTTCCAAAGAATTTTATAGAGCCTAATGCTTCGCCGGATTTTTCATCAATTAAAGAACGTTTAACAATAAATCCATAGTTATTAATATTACCTTTAACCCAATTATCTACAATATCAGTAACATTCATTCGAATATCAGGTACTTGATTATTAAACGATTGTGAAGCTTCATATGTGTTACCAGTTATAAATGTACCGCCGCCATTTGCTTCTGTTGTTGCTGGCTGATCATTTGCTGTATTCCATGCAGTGCGATCTTTCTGATCGCGATATAACCAAGAACATCCAATTGTTGTTTCTGGAGAATCATCAAAATATCCTTGTCCATTTACCCATGATTGAGATACTGGAAATGCTTTTAAATTATATTTTTGTAATAAATCTGTTGCATCAGACGATCTTAAAGATAAATAAACAGACGCAGAATTTGCAGAATTTCCTAATACTGGTATTTTTCCAGAATTAATTGCAGTGGTAAGTGTATCAATTTCTGATCCAAAATCTATTAAAAATCGTGAATTAAACGTTTGTGATCTATATTTACCATTTATTATAGAACCGGATGTTTGTTTTGTAAGTTCTAAAATTTGATCAATACCAGTATTTCGATTTGGAAATCGTTCATATAATGTAGTATCTTTTTCTGCGTAAAATATTCTATACATTGGGTTCCTTAAGGTTTAATAACTCTTCCTCGAATATCATTATTTGGATATTTTATTTCAAAAATACATGGATCTAATGATGGATATAAAATATTATTACGGATAGCAGTTTTAACATCATATTTATTATTTGAATATGATCCACCGGTTTTATTATGAAAATTAAAATCGGTAACACTTTGCACGCCATCACATTGATCGACAGCTGTTATTAAAGCTGATATATCTATCGGTCCATTAATCTGCATTCTATCATTTGATAATAACGTTTTTAATTTTGCAATACATCTTAATAATACTTCGTTACTGTTATAATTTGGACGTGTTATAATTTGAAAATCTATTGCTAAGTTAATTATAAAAGCTGATTTTATATTAATCGCATCTGTTAACATACGATATTGTGATATATAAGTTCTTATATTCTCTTTAAGTGCTTGATTTGGTTCAGTAAATAATTTATTCGAATCATATGCTAATAAATATAAATTTAATGCTAATGGATTTGAAATTGTATCTGCAGGATATGTTTTATCTGCAGTATTAATTTGAGTATCTCCTATAACATATGCTTTAGCAATAGATCCATATCTAGATGGCATAGAATATATTCTAGTAATATAATCTTCACGCGTAATTGCTCTGTTTTGAGCTGCAAAAGCGGCCATTGCATTTTGTCTAATATTATCTAAATTATCTTTTGCTT